CCACAAGTTGACAATTTACGTACGTAAGCAAGAAAAATTGACAAAAACTTGTTCCCCGAAAGGGGCGTACATGCGTTTTATAAAAAAAACATTTATGGGCCCCTTAATTCGAGTTAAGGGAGTAAGGCGTAATTTATAGCCTGATTAATAAAATGACCTCTTGATATTTAAATAAAAATTAAAATATTTATAATATAATCATGTATAAATCTATAATTTTTAAAACTTATTAATATATTTTTGATATACTATTAAGCAATAGCAATTTGATGTAATAAAGGAGGTCCAGAGAGATATGACATCTCAAAATCTGGTGCTGCATTTCTGAAGACAATCAGAGGAGTAAGTTGAGCACCAGGAAAAATCTCAGTTTGAGTATCAGGGTGCGTAAAATTAGTCACACTCTCACTAATGTTTATAATATTTTGGGGATTAATACTATAACAAAAGGTTGAAGAATAGAAAGGTATAGCGAATTCGCCAAATCCTTCCACATTTGTATTTATGGATTGTTGCATTAAATTTGATGATATAATTGAATCATTAACAGTTAAAGGTTTACCTTGAGTTAATAAACTAGGAAAAAGATCACCAACTGCTTGATCAATATCATTATCGGGGTCTACTGCAACACGATAGGGTCCACCAGTAGTTTGTAGTCGAAAATTAACAGTTCCTCTAGCAAAAGTAAAGAAACTTGCAAAAAATGAAATATTATCATAAGCAGCAATTTTTTGAGTGCTAGCAGCATTTTTATCTAAAATGCCGATGGCGTGAGGAAACAAATGATAAACTCCTGTGGTGTTTGAAGGTATAACTTGAAAAAGAGTTGATCTTTGAATCATTTGTTTAATATTGTCCATGGAATTACCAATACAATATTTAGATATAGTATTGCAAATCAAAGGGTTAACAAGATTATCATCTGATAAACCAGTACGTTCCATATCTTGTTCAGTATCCATTCCCATTTGATAATGTAAATCTTCTGTATCCATTTGATATTGAAAAGAAGGATTAACAATAGTATCAAAGATAACATTAATAAAACCTCCAGCATTACCATTTGCTTCAGCACTAATAATAGGAGTTTCACTACCATTATAATACATACTATAGGTAAGACCTGTATAACTTGATAAATTAAGATTACCTGAAATAACATCACCACCAATAACTATAGACATAGGAGAGGTAGTAGGTGCAATACCATAAACATTAATTGTAACTTTTTGTTTGCCAGGAAATGCGGAAGAAAAGTAAGCAGGAACACCCAGGGAAAGTGCATTTGATATACAAAAAACAGGTCCAGGATTGGGTTCAATACCTTCAGTAGTTAAATCTTTTTTATACATTAAATTAGAATAAATTTTATGTGCAATATCTAAAGTTCCAATTATTGCAACTTCAGCCAACAAAATAGCTGGGAAAAAATGATACCAAGGAACATTACTAAAAAACCATGCACCACTAAGAACTCCTCTATATGTATTATTTTCAAACATATCTTGACACATTTCTACATGAGGTTTAACTATACGTAACTTAAGATCAGCAGAAGAAGGAGAAGACATTTGATAATGCAACTTATCGTCAAGTAATTCTTCTACTGATTCATCATCGTCTATTTTGATTAAATCAATTGGAGTAGGTGGTGGAGGTATAGGTTCTAATTGAGGATCTATTCTAACAGTAGGATTGAAAGGGAAAAATTTCATTAAAGCAGGTTCTGCAAATTGTAAATCAGGAGCACCAAATCTTTCAACAATAATTTGAATTGAATCTTTAACAGAAGTAGGATGAACCATTTGGTTTTCAACATCCACTCCAAGAAGACCAAGCGAAGTAGTACCAACACTACCTGTAACATTTAACATATTATAAGGATGAATATAAGGTACTTCGAAAGTAAAACTATTTTCTACTTCTAAATCTATAATTTTTGAATAAACTGTATTTCTATCTACACCCAAAACTGCGGAACTACCAGGAGAAAACCACACTCTAACTCTAAGGGAATGAAATCTGGTTTTAACTGCTCTAAATCTATAAATAATTCCACCTTTCCATTTCTTAAAAAGAGTGGAAACAGCTTTAATATAATCTGCTGATTCAGATGTATCTGCATTAGTAACATCAGGACCCTTAGCTGGAGAAACTTCAACAGAATATTTATTTTCTGCAGATGGGTCACTAGCATCAATAGTAAACATATCATAATAACATGGAATAGAAAGCATTGTACTAAAATCCATTTCATTTTTAGATGCATGACCAGTATCAGTAGGAATCAAAGAATTAGCAGAATGAGTAGAAATCATATGAGTCAAATTATTATCATTAGATGAAGCCATTTTAGGAAGTGCTTTTTGTTTAAAACAAGAAGCACTAGTGTCCATTTGAAAAGAAAAAGAACCATCGTCTATACGTGCAAGAATTTCTTCAATTTGAGTTTTAGCTGTAGTTAATTTTGCTCTATCAGGTTTATAAGACAAATCATCAAAAGCTTCAGTAAGTAGAGGAACTTGACCATACGTTGCAGGTTTTTCAGCAGTAGGGAATTCAAGATCTACATCAATAAAACGTGCATAAACACCAACTGTAACTTTACCGTCAGCAGCAACGTCAAAAAGAGGACTATAAACAGAAATTTGAAAATCTCCAATAGTACCATCTTTAGTAAGAAGATTATAGAAAACAAATGGTGACATATAAGGTACTTTCATTGAAGCACGTGTAGTGTCCATAAGATCTAAATTTACTCTAGGAGCACCAGATCTTGTTACAATTCCTTGCATATTAGCAGCATGCATAGCTTTCTTAACAGGATTATATTTAGCATTTGGTAAATAACTAATAAGTAAATTACCCTGTTGAAATTTTTGATTATTAACAAGAACAATAAATTCTACTCCAGCCCTAAGACCATAAAAATGAGTAATTTTGTCTTTGATTGGACTTTCTTTAAGTAAAATATCAGGGAATGTGTATGTTTTAAGAACAGTTCCCATTGTTTGAGCAATAGTCCAGTCAAAACTTTCAAGTTTATACAATCTATTAAGAAAATCTGGAATTTTATGAGTTTTTGTTTCTGCAGTTGATTCTTTAATTAAAACTGGATCAGTCATCGTATTAACATCAGGTGCAAAAGCAGCATCATTAGAACCCTCGTCTTGGAGAGTAAGAATTTGCATCTTTTCTTCATTTTGAGAAAAGACGTCTTGATTTGTTGGATCATTATTTAAACTAGCAAGTCAATTTCTTAGACCAAATGACGACTTAATCATAATGATCGCACCTAGGTTTCCTGGATTTAAGAGGGCTGCTCAAGGACATCCTGGAAGGTAATGTTAAATAACACGCCTAATATTTAAATAGCAATGATTGAAAATTTATAACTAGGAATTTTATTTTTCAATCAAGATCACATTTAAACTAGTTGTCTATTTTTAATACGTAGACTGCGTATAATATCAGTAGAGAGTCCAGATTCACTTATATCAAGATAACAATCCAAAATTTTGGATTTTATATGAAATATATATTTCTCTTGAAAGTTATCTGTAAGTAAGTGAACAATTTTATTACGATAATCGAAATGAATTGTTCCCTCTCCTCTACCTTTGCATTTTCTTATAGTACTTTTAGCCAATTTCCCTTCTTGTTTCAATTTATTCATAAAATTGTTAGAAGTGAATTTAGTATCAGTTATATTCAATTGATACACAATACTTCCAGATTCAAATGCAACATCTGGAATATTTAGAACATCATCCTGATATTCTTCATAAGTTCTAAATCGATAAGCAATATTAAATTCTACACATTTATTTCTAAATAATTTAGAGTAATGGAGAAAAACATCCTTATCATGTAGACAAAGCTCTCGCATACAAACATCAATATTTGCAAGTTGAATTTCATCTCTTAAAAGTCCTTTCTTTGTCCATTGTGGAATTTCCAAAATAACAGTGATATCTAATGGAGCAATATGTCTATTAACAACTTCATTAAAAATGAATTTCCTCTTTAAATATCCACATTCTGATAAATCTTTAACATTGACAAATTGAGAACTTTTACTTTCATCTGTATATTCATGTCCAATAATTAAAAAATATTTTGAAATATTATTCATATTGAACCATGAAGTGATTGAATGATGAATGCCAATAAGATTATCATCTCCATAAGCTACCATGGCTACACTTTTTTCAAAAGCAGCCATAGAAGCCATTTGAGGACAATTATCTCTAGCAATCAATATATAAACCATACGCACAACAATACTATTATAAATAGAATTGAGTACAGCAGTCAATGGACATCCTGAAGGTTGTGAATGAGTACATTGATAAATAACAGAATGATTGATATGAATAGCATTAACTATATTTAACCAAAGGCCACGTCTAATACTTGCATTTTCTTTACCATCATCATACCAATCATTAATCATATCTAAAATATACCATAAAATTTGAGAAGAAAGAGAACCATCATAATTAGAAAAATCACCTGCTCCTACACTAGAACCATTAGGTCCTATAGCTTTAGACAAAATTTTCTTTGCGATAACATCCCAATCATTACTAAAAACATTTGTACCAGTAGAAATTTCATTAAAATTTCTATTATGCATCAAAAAAGCAGCAAAACCAAGAAAATACATACGGAAAGCTAGAGTAAAATGAACAGGTCCTGCACAAAAAACACGAGTTTTTCCTTCCATAACTTTTTCAATAGATCTTCGTTCCATCTTAAGAGTATCAGTCCAATATACACCAGTTTGAATACCTTTTGATGCATTATCAATGAGAATTTCAACATCCTGTTTAATTAAATTTGCTTGTTCAGTATCTAAAGTCCATTCATCATGTCCAAATGCCGCTTTCTTACCTTCAGGATGATCAAAAAGAATAGTATAAGGAAATCCCATAGAAGTTTTTTCTATTAATAGGAGCTAAAAATTCATCATCTTCATTTCCTTTAACAGCTTCATCATAAGGAAGAATTCTAGCAAAAAGTGATTTATCTTTTCCACTAGGATTGGCATTAAGATTATTAGAAACATCATTTCCACAAACTTCTATCAATTTAGGATCAATAAGAGGAGTATATTTGCCAAATTTACGCAATCCTTTTTCCATAGGATCAATATCTCCAGTTTTTCCAAGTAAAGTAGGTAATGTAGTATGGTCAGAAACCTGATCGAAAAGGTCTGATTCTATTATTTTAGTCTTAGAAGACCCAATAACTTTCATATCATCTTTAAGATGACCATGAACCATCAAACCATCACGAACAGGCACTGAACCAACCATCTCTTCTTCTGCATAAATTTCTTCACCTAAAATGTCCAATTTAGCACAACATTGATATTTAAGAGAAACAGTATCCATAACATCTTCCAACATTTCTTGAGTAATAAGTTGTCCCATACTAATTCCTTGACCTCCAGCGCAGTGAATACCTACAATTTTGTGGGCAAGATTTGAATTTTCAATAAACAAAGGAGCACCACAATCACCACCAACAGTACTAGAATTATATGCCCAATGATCACGGTATGTGATAGGTTGTTCAAAATCATTAAGATCAATAACTTTTGTACTATCAAAATATCCATGCAGACCATCCATATATTTATACATTGGAACAATACGTTTCTTATCATAAACATTATTGAATGAAGGCAAAATTCCTCTATAAGCTCCTGTCAATAAACCAATTTCATCATTTTTCAAAAAATATTTAATAATATTCTTATGAACAACAGGAATTTTACTTTGAACACCATCTAAAGTAAGAATAGCTGCATCAGCACCAACTTTAGAACCATCTTTAAGTGTTTTATAAATAGGAGTGTATCCATTGATAAAAGTTGAAACAAGTAATTCACCTACTTTCATGCCATTCAAATTTGAAAGATATAAAACATCATCCATTCGCAAAGAACCTTTCTTGATAAAGTGTTGCATTAACAAAGGAAAATGTTTATTAAACATCATAGTATGTCCTTTCAAAAACAAAACATTGCCAAAAACTGATTTATCAGTATGCAAAAGATACATATTTCTATTCATAACAGTTTTGATAACAGCATGACAATTAGAATCAAAAAGACCTTGACAAGAAAGTTCACAATCAGTATCATTCTTATGTTCACAAAGATCATTGTCATTCTCATTAATAAGAGTAAAATCAGATTCAATTTTAGTTTGTTTCATTTTTAATTGAACCTCAGCACTAGAAAGTGCACTCTCTACATGAAGAGAAGCTGCATTTGACATAGACTCTTTATAATAAGTTTGAACATCTTTAGCCGCTTGAATGATACTATCTCTAGAACAACAATCAAAACAAACATTTTTCGTTTTAACATAAGCACAATGATCACAATAAAAGAAACAAAACTTAGCAGTAATCAAAGGCAATGCATCCTCAACAGTTTCAACTTCATCATCAATAAATTCAAGAATATTACATTTACCAAACAAAGCTTCATAAGAAGTATTTTCAACAACAGGTTTCTTAGGTTTTTCTTCAATAACATCTGAAGTTGAAGGTAAAAATTTCCAAACCATTCCAGAAACTGCGAGAATAATACTAAAGAATCCTAAAATAGTAAAATAAGAACAACTCTTGAAAAATTCCTTAATAGTTTCCCCAAGTGAAGTTAATTTTTTTACAAATTTTAGCATAACATTTCTTCCAAAAAGTGTCGGGAACTTCAGCAAATTTAAATTTATCATAAAGACCTTTCTTCTCAAGACGAGCAAGCTGAATTTTAACATCCATATACAATTCAGTAAGATTAAAAGCTTCCAAATCAAAAGCTAAATTTTCCTCTCCATCTGGTTGATATATAGGCATAATGTTATATCTATCAGTCATTTCTTTAACAAAGCCCAAAAAATCTATATTGAAAAAATATTTATCTTTAATTTCTGAAAAATCTCCAGGAATATGTTTGAAATATTTCTCTACTGGCTTATTTGACAAAAAGAAATACATAAACAAATACTTAATACGAGCATTTTCACGGGTTTTTTCTTGCTTAGCAAGAAAGACATCATCAACATTTGTTGGATTAACCAACATTTTCTCATAGAAAGCATGTAACTCTGGAGCTTGCATTAAATACCTAGCAAAACCATCTGGAGAAGAATCTTTAAATATACCTTTATTACAATTCTCTGTAAATGCTGCTTTTGCTTTTTGTATACCATGAAACATTTCAATATTAGATTCTAAATTCATATCAATATAACCAATTTCTTCTATTGCACTAGCAGGAGTATCATTAGCATCCTTAAAATCTTCCCAATCCAACTCATCTTTATGCATTTCAAACATTGTAGGAGCAGCTGCAAACTTATCATAGAACTCTAGTTTTTCAGCTTCCCTTGAATTTGTTTTAGTATCACTAACAATCAAATGTTCGAGCATGTCATTAAAACACATACTTTCACCGATAGCTTGATCAGTAAAAACATTGTATTTTTCAAATTTGTAATGATGAGGACAAAAAGGAAGTGCTTCAAATCCATGTTTAGTGCAAATAATTTTACAATCTTCACAGTAATTTTTCTTAGCCTCAGGGTCTCTAAGTTTCCTCTTCTCATATTGTTCTTCACGTTTCTGAGACCACCCTAACTTTTCTTTATCCAAACATTTTGTTTTTTTTCCTGAAATAATCACATCTGATTCAAACTCAGGAAAAGTAGTCACTCTAAAAGCATTAGCATTCAATCTATTTAAAGCAGCTTCAGGACAATTGAGAGAATTGATATAATTAACAAGTCCATGATGCAAATTAGAAGTGTACAAAACAATTTCAGAAGAAAAATATGTACCTTTATCCATAGTATCAGCACAATGAACTTGAGCAGGAGCAGTATTAATTAATCTGATACTTTCCATAAATTCAATAGATGGTTTAGCTAAAGAATCTTTTATTTGAAAAGCATCATCGACTACAACCAATTTTTGTCCAACATAATTATCCCAATATTCAGTCTCAACAGTACGAGTATAAATTTCTTTCATAGATTGTTCAGGATCAGTATAACCACGAGCATGTAATAATTTAAGAGCAATAGGTATCAACATTTCAGATTTACCATGATGAGAATCACCTGTAAAGAAAACACATAATGGAGCTTTACGAGGACCACCTTCATGAACAGTACTTCTAACATATAGTTTATATAAATCATTCAATTGTGGTCTCAAAGAAAGAATAATTGAAAGAACATCATTAGGTAAACTACTGCGAATTGCACGTACATGAAGCCAACGATTCATTTGAGCAAACATTTGTTCAATTTCTCGTACAGCTTCAACATCTTTAGCAAGATTTTTACGATTAGGCATACCTTGATAAAAGATAATTCTATCCGCCCAAATCTTAACTTCAGAATACAAAGATTCTTCAACATAAAGATCCTCTTTATGAAAACCTAAGAAAAAGATTTTAAATTCTTTTTCACAAGTTTCAAATACTGAACCAGCATAATCCCAAATACTCTTGGCACCTTTAACAGACTTGGGAATAAGATCCATTCTACGAAGAAGAGAATCATACCATTTATCTGTAGGAATAGCACCAACACCACAATAAGCAATAAGAGTAAAAATGATTTGACCCAAAACATTAATAGGTAAATTCATTTGATAGTGAATTCCACAAATATTACGAATTTTATTAATAAGCAATTCATCCCATCCAAACATATACATAGTCAAAAGAATCATAGGAATACCTGTCCAAAGAGAATCATAAGAAAATGTAATGTATGCTAAAATCATTACAATACAAAAATGTAAAGGATTAACTTTACAATCTTCAAATAGAGTGATAGATTCAACTCTATCTCTCAAACATTGAACAACATAATCTAAATTTTCTAAAGTTTTTTTTGACAATCTAGTTATGTCATCAGAATTCTGAATAAGACCAGGTAATGCTTCAGCAACTTTCTCAGCTGATTTATGAAACATACCAGAAGTAACTTTCAATTCATCCAAAGTATGTAAAGCATTAGCACCTTCAACTCCTGTAGCAAGAGCAGTACCTAAACAAGGTGTAAGATAATTAGCACTTGCATACATAGCAGTTCTAGCTAATTGATTAACAAACATTTGATAATGAAGATCATCACCATTTGAACGATCATCATTCTGTGAAAGTTCATATTCAGTACGTTTACGTTGATAATCTCTTTGTAATTTCTTCCACAATTTATTTTCAATTTTCATTCTTTTATGTTCTTTCTTTGAAAGTTTAACTTTAGTTTGATAAACAGGTCTAGAAAAAACAGGTCCAGGATTTGTTTCAACATCACCAGATTCTTTTAATTTTTTAACAGCAGCCATACATTCAGCTAAAGTGTTAAAAGTGGTGTCAGCAGAATAACCCTGGGACCATCCACAAGAAAAGCGTGTATCACTAACAGTATATTGAATAAAATCATCTCCAAGATGATAATAAGTGGAACTATAACCTTCATCATCACCAGAAGTACTATTTCCATCATTATAAATAGAAGTAAACTCAAGATCAATATCCATTAAATATAAAAATATTTTAATTTGTTCAACTTCTTCATCCACAAAAGAATTATCCAATAAATTTTTACAATAAAGTAAATTATTCTTAGAATTATATTCACTTAACTTAAAATCACAAAATTTCAATAAATTATAAACAGCTTGCTGTTTCAATGATGGGTTATCAATACTTTTAAAATCATAAACATAATTCTCTGCACATACAGTGAAAGAATCTATAGCAACGATTTCTAAGTTAATTTCATCAACATCAAAATCTGACATGTCGGAACAAGAAGAGCTATTAGATGAAATAGTAAACATGTTGAAATAAATATATAATATAATGTAAAATAACGTAAATTCAATAAATTCAATAATAATTGTGGTAATAACGTTTGATCATAAAAGTGTACTGTTTTCATAAAGGAACTGTCTCTTCCAGCTTGTCAATGTTCTTTCACATGGTCAAAACAAAATTCTTAAAACTTGTTTTTGCTTAATTACAAGTCTAACTTAAAGTTATTTAAACTCTTCAGCATCGTCAAAATACATTAAATAAATATCACCATACAAAAATTGTATATGAAATAACGCCTCGATGTGCGGTGCAATCATAGGGAGATAAATTACTAATAAACTTATAATAGATTATAAACACCATCCTCTACTAGACTATAGCAATGAAGTAGTCCACTCCTTCAACAAAGAGGTAGGCGAATTATATATAATATAAAATAAGTTTATCAGGAAAAAATCCCACCGAACAACTACATTCAATCAATCCTAAAAAAGGAAGCAATAAATAAGAAATATAAATATTCAATAAACTGGTAAATACATTAATTAATTCAAACCAATG